ATGTGCTCATGGTAGATAGTGATACGCAGATCCCGCCGGATACGCTTGATCTGATGCTTGATCCGCCTGCTGATGTTGTTCTGGGAGTATGTCCAAGGAAAAACACAAAAGATGGCAAGACGGCGATAGTCAAACTGAACTCTCCGTCATATCATGACAATTACTATTACCATGATCTGCCGAAAGCGCGGACGAAGGTAAAAGGCGGAGGCTTTGCGTGCGCGCTGGTCAAGACGAGCGTGTTTACACTGCTCGACTATCCATGGTTCCAGTATGTGACGAATGAGGACTGGTCAACGCTGAGCGAAGATTATTACTTTTGTCAGCTTGCCGGAATGTTCGGAGTCGACATATGGATGGAACCGCGTGTCAGATGCGGGCACCTGGCAAGGTATTATCAGTATGAGTAGGAGGAAGACATGATCAGATTCATTAACAGACTAACCGGAGGCGAAATGTGGGTGGCGGAAGATCGTATTGAAGAATACAAGGCGGCAGGGCACAGACTTGCCGCCATTTCGGATAAGAAACCCGCAGCGAAAAAGCCGAAGGCGACAAAGAAATAAGGCGGTGATCGCATGAGTTATGCAGCAGTAGAAGACATTCAAAAGAGAATGATGAAGACGCTAAGCGAAGACGAGATGGAAATATGCAGCGTATTGCTGGAAGATGCAGCGGTCATGATCGACGCATATAACCCTGATGCTGATGCAGACATCAAAGCGCTCGTATCGTGCAAGATGGTCCTGCGTGCCGTGAGTGACCTGGACGGATCCGCAGGGATCCCGATCGGAGCTCAGCAGGGCAGTATGTCTGCGCTGGGATATTCGCAGAGCTGGACCCTGGGAAACGGAAGCACAGGAGAACTGTACATTTCGAAGGCGGAAAAGAAGCTTCTCGGATACGGCAACAAAATCGGATCATACAGCCCGGCGCAGGAATATGTACCGGAGGTGCAGGCATGAAAGGTATCACAGTAAAGCTTTATGAGGAGACCGTCACAGGGCATAACAGTATAGGCGAGCCTATTATTACGGAAACACCGGTAGACGTAGAAAACGTTTTGGTCGCGCCTACATCATCAGATGATCTTGTAAGCGAACAGAACCTGTATGGAAAAACCTCTGTTTATACACTGGCGATTCCAAAAGGAGACAGTCACGACTGGAAAAACAAGAAGGTCGAGTTCTTTGGAGAATCGTTCAGGACATTCGATGATCCTGTAAGCGGCATCGATGCGCTGATCCCGCTCGGATGGAACACAAAGGTGAAGGTGGAACGATATGAGTAATATCAAGTTCGAATTAAATCAGGCAGGTGTCAGAGAACTGCTGAGAAGCCGGGAGGTTGAAAACGTGTGTATGGAACACGCAAGACGGGTGCAAAGCCGTGCGGGAGAACATTACACTGCCGAAGCGCGCCATTACCAGAGACGAACCGGAGCAGCCGTTTATCCAAATGATGCAGCCGGATACACCGACAATTTGAAAAACAACACATTATTGAGGTCATTGAAATGAGCATTGAAGTAATAATCAGGGAGTTTTTAAGTGAAGAGCTCGAATGCCCAGTATGGCTGGAGATCCCAAAAGGGCAGACGATACCGCAGGAATATGTACTGGTGGATCAGACCGGAGGAGATCAGAGCGAACATATCAATTCCGCTTTGGTAGCCGTGCAGTCATACTCGGCCACAAGGCTCGGCGCAATCACTCTCAATGAAGCGGTTAAGGACGTCATGACGAGCGGATTGAAAGAACTGCCGCAGATCTGCAGAGTCGAACTCAACAGCGATCATAATTTCACAGACACACAGACCAAAGAACATCGTTATCAGTCTGTGTTTGATATCACGTATTACTAGGAGGAAAGCACATGGCAAATTCAGTAAACAATGTAACGGTCGGCAAGCCGGCCATAGGAGGCTGTGCGTTCAGGGCAGCTGCCGGCACAACACCTCCGACCGATGCAGTGACATCTCTTGCTTCTGCCTTCAGGAACATGGGCTATATCTCTGATGAAGGAATCAAAAAATCAACAGAGAGGGAAACCGATGAGATCAAGGCATACGGAGGAGATGTGGTTGCAACACCGCAGAATGGATTCAGTGACAAGTTCACGATGAAATTTCTGGAGGTGCTGAATCCAGATACCATCAAAGCGGTACATGGAGACACGAATGTATCGGGAGCTCTGGCGACCGGTCTTACGATCAATGTGAACTCGAAGGAGCTTCCGGAAGGAGTATGGGTAATAGATCAGGTTCTCAGAGGAACTGTCGATTACAGGATGGTGATTCCGCACGGCAAGATCACAGAGGTCGGCGAAGTCACCTATGTTGACGGTGAAGCGGTCGGCTATGAAGTGACGGTCACGGCACTGCCGGATTCGAGCGGAAACACGCATTATGAGTACCTGAAGGAAACCGCGTCCGGTTCATCCGGAACTTCTTGATCAAGGAAGGAGATAAACTATGGTAGAGGGCAAACTGTCAAACGGATTCGAGTATAAGATCCCGGAAGAAAACCTGGATAATTACGAGACATTCGAAAAACTGTGTGATATCGATCAGGATCCTGAAAACAACATCTATCTTGTCAGGGAAGTCCTGACCGATATTCTTACAAAAGAACAGTATGAAGAGCTGAAAGCTTTCGTCAGGGAACAGGACGGAAGGATCAGTATGACAAAAATGATGCAGCTTCTTAGAGAAATAGTAAACATCGAAGAAGTAAAAAACTCAGAGCCCTCGCCAGCATAATATCAGAGCATGAAGGTCTGCTGATTTGCGACCTTGCAGAAACATATCAGATATTAGACTACAGGTCGCTTCCGCCAAGGCTGGTTGCGACCTTAGTTGCTGGTTTGAGGGAAAATTCAAGATTGAAAATGAAAGAAAACGATGTGAAAGCATCGCAGGATACGATCTTCCTGGCGACGATAATCGACAGGCTGGGGCTGATCTATGCGTGGGCAACGGGGACGGAACGCCCGTCCCAGATAGTGCCTGATCTTCTAGGAGAAGCGCATAGGCAGCAGGAGCAAAGCAAGAATGACAAAATCGAGACATATGATACGCCGGAAGATTTCATAAAAGCAAGATACGGAGAAGGATAATGTCTACTCAGTTAGGAACAGCATATGTTCAGATACTGCCGTCTGCTAAGGGGATAGCAGGGAATATAACTAAAGAATTAGACGGTGAGGCGGCCATTGCAGGGCAGAAGACCGGCACCAAGATCGGCGGAATGATCAAGAGGTATATAGGAGCTGCCGCAATAGGTGCAACTATAAAGAAATCCCTGGAAGAGGGTGCAAAGCTTGAGCAGTCTCTCGGCGGTGTTGAAACGCTTTACAAGAAACATGCAGATATCGTCATAAAGAATGCTAACCAGGCATATAAGACGGCGGGTTTATCAGCAAACGATTATATGGAGCAATCGACTAAATTCGCCGCATCTCTGCTGCAGTCCACAGGAGGGAACACAAAGAAAGCGGCAAAGTATGCCGATATGGCCATTATTGACATGTCCGATAATGCAAACAAGTTTGGCACGAACATCGAAGACATACAGAACGCATACCAGGGCTTTGCAAAACAGAACTATACCATGCTCGACAATTTAAAGCTTGGATACGGCGGAACGAAAACAGAAATGGAACGTCTGCTTTCGGACGCGGAAAAAATAAGCGGGCAGAAATACGACATCAGCAACCTGAGTGATGTATATGATGCAATCCATGTTGTTCAGGAAGAAATGGGAGTTACAGGAACGACTTCAAAAGAAGCGTCAGAAACACTGGCGGGTTCATTTGCATCAATGAAAGCGGCTGCAACTAATTTCCTGGGCAATATGGCACTTGGAGAAAATGTGGGACCATCGCTTAAGGGATTAATTGATTCAGCCAAAACATTCCTGATAGATAATCTTATCCCGGCGATCCTTAATATCGCGAAGTCAGTTCCTTCGATGCTGTTTACCGGAATCAAGGAAGGAATCCCCGCACTGCTTGGCGGGCTGGCAAGCCTTGTTCCGCAGATCATAGATGCGGCTATAAACATCGTTGATCAGCTGACAAATAAGCTGGTTGGACTTGTTAACGGAATGGCCGGAGATCCCGCAATGGCAGAAGGTGGCCTGAAGATCGTAGGGTCCATTGCTAAAGCCATCCTCATTGGCGCGCCGAAGCTCGCCGTCGCACTGGCAAAGCTGGCACTGACAATCCCTGTAGCGATCACAGCACTACTGGACAATCTGATCGCTGGCCTTGTGGCGACGCTCGGAACGAAACTGTCCGCAATCGTGGGCAAGGTTAAGGGCATATTCAATAAAGTGAAAAATGCCATTTTGGATCCGACAAAAACTGCGAAAGAAAAGCTGCAGGGTATCATTGACAAGATCAAGGGGTTATTCAACAAGCTGAAACTCAAGCTGAACCTAAAAATACCACACATCAGCCTTTCAGGAGGCAAGGCTCCATGGGGCATCGCAGGCAAAGGAAAGCTTCCATCATTCAAGGTTAAATGGGCGGCTCAGGGCGGTATTGTAGATGGTGCGACCCTGATCGGCGCAGGAGAGAAAGGCTCCGAAGCGATTGTCCCTCTGGATCCGTTCTGGGACAAGCTCGAAAAGAGAGACGAAGCCATAGATTACGACAGGCTCACTGCAGTACTTATCAATGTGCTGTCCGGTATCGACAGGACCAACGTGATGATGATCGACGGTAGAGTTGCAGCAAAATCCACGGCTCCGTATATGAAGAAAGAGATAAACGGACTTGATACCAGAGCAGGCAGGGCGCTTGGGATAGTAGGAGTATAGCCATGACGATAGAAAGAAACGATTTGCCGGTCGATGCCGTCAAGATCAATGATTCATATATTGAAACACTTGTTGCCGGATACAAGACGATCAAGGCTGTTGGCAGAGAGGTAGTGACCAGGGAAATCGAAGCAGAAAATCTTAAAACTGATGGATCACTGCTGAAAAACGTAAAATATGCAAGCAGAGAGATCGAAGTGTCTTTCCTGGTACAGCGTGATTCCATGGCGAACATGCGGGCATCTATGGAAGATCTGAAAAAAGTGCTGGATGTCAAGGAAGCACAGATCATATTCAACGGAGACTCCGGATGCTACTTTACAGGGACGCCAGTATTGAACAGTTCCATAACAGAGGTTTGGAACGGGCTTATAGGAAGTTTCGTTATCCACTGCATGGATCCATGCAAGTATTCACTCAGCGAAGAAGGACCCGTAACTGCAGTACAGGCTTTTGATGTAAGCGGCGCCGAAGAATATGATCAGACCAAAACATATCAGACAGGGGACATGATCAAGCACCTTGACGGCACAACGATGAAACTGTACGAGTGCAATACGGACATCAGCACTGCAGAAGCCTGGACAAGCGGACACTGGGATCTCGTTGAAGGTATGGCTTTCAAGGTCAACAACGAAGGCGGCTATAAAACATATCCAAGATTTGTTGTCGATTTTGCAGAAGATGAAACGGGAGAAGTAGTCGGAACGGATGGCAACAGCGGATTCATCCAGTTTGCGAAAGTGCTGAAAGTCAGTGATGAAGACATCCGGTACAGAATCCAGTTCGGTGATGACGAGGACGAGCTGCCTGTGGAAGCAAGCGGTTTCGACATCGACTTCACAGGAAACACACTGGGCGAGTTCACCAACGCGAGCGGGACGACGATACTGGGCTTCAAGGATGACGCGAATGCGGTTGCGTCTGCGAACGGCGTCAAACCGAAATACGGATCGCAGTCAGGCTGGCACGGATCCTTAATAACCAAGAACGTTGCTGCGGCAGCGGATTTCAAACTTGACTTTACCCAGCTGATCTCGCTTACGAACAAAAAGCAGATGTTTGGATTCATGGCTGTCTGTCTTGATTCGGGCGGTAATGTTGTGGCAGGAGTAAAGTACACAAAGACCGGCAAATCGGGGTATACCGGAAGCATCGATCACATCATCGGTGGAGAGATAAAGAAGACTGAGAAAAAGCAGAACTTTGCCAAGAGCGGGCCATACGGATATAAGAAGAGTAAGGTGCGAAACGGCACCAGTTACATTAAACGAGACGGCTCAATGATAGTGATAAAGCTCGCTGGCGACTCAAAAGCATCGTACTTCTATCCGGCAACGACACCAACCGTAGCGAAGGTTGGATTTTTCTTTGTAAAGAATGGGTCAAATGCGAATCCATCAGCGAACTATCTGAGAAGCGCCAAGTTCACGGCCGCACCGACAGAGAATGCATTCAATTCAGGGTGCCAGCTTGAGGTGGATTGCAATGACGCATCAGTCCTGCTGGATACTGTACCGGCTCCGGAGCTTGGTGATGTCGGAAACGAATGGTCAGACTTTTATCTTGATGTCGGCGAGAACACGATATTTGTT